CTTCGGTCCTGCAACCTGCTCACGCTCAGCTGCACGTTTTGCCCTGCGGCGATTTCTGGCGTTATCAGAGGCCAGAATGGTCATTACGATTGTCATGTGTACCTCCGGTAATTGGCTTAGGTGATTGGATGGCCGGTGCTGATCTCCGGCATAACGGACCACGAACTGCGCCGCGGCTACCCGGCTGGTTTCAGGTTAGTAACCTGTCCTTGCAAATGAACTAGCTGAGCCCGCGCATCAGCCTGCGCATTCATCCAATCCCAAAGCCAACTTCACTTTGGTTCCCCGCATTTCGGCGGAGACAAACCCCATCAATGTTAAAGAGCGACCCAACATCCTGTTGGTTAGTGCGTCCTGCTGATGGGGTAAAGAATACTCAGAGTATTTAATTAAGTAAATACTCTAAGTATTTATTTTGACCATTGAATAGCCATGATATTGAAATGATGAATGATTTATTTTTTTGAAGTGGAATCTGCAGGCACAAAAAAGCCCGCTCGGCGGCGGGCTCTTAGCTTTTAGATATCAGCTTGAGTATCTGACGGAGTTGATTGCAAGCTTTCCAGATGTCGTCCTGAGTGTCGCCATCCCATTCGGGCGTCATTGCTCTCTCTGCCTGAAAATACCGTAATCTGATGTGTATCTCTGCGATTTCATCCCGCCTGCATTTAGCGGCGATTCGGTGAAGGCCCTCAAGAGGCATTGGCTCCCAAGGCCTCAGGTTCAGTCGTTCTCGCTTGAAGAGTAGTGCTAGTTTTTTGCTCATAAAGTATGCATAAAAAAGCCCGCTCAGTAGCGGGCTATAACTTTTGGTAGTGCTGCAAGTGATTTTGAGAACTATGTCAGCTGGCCCAAAAGGTTTTTTCAGGTAAAGCCCCCTTGGTCTGCCATTCAGTCATGACTTTACGTGCAGCTCTGGCAAAGTAAAACTTTCTGTTATCGTCTGGCATAGATGATACAAGTTCAAGAGAGCCTGTCTTAGCGTTTACGGAAAATGTTCCAGAGTTACCATTTTCATTACTAAAACAATATGTTACCAAATCATTTATAGTTTTTATTTTTTTTATACTAACCAGAATCGCCATCGTATGCCTCCTCTGGGTTCCAATTATAGCCGAGTTTGATAGTCTCCGTATGAGCTTGGACGTAATCTAACCCTTTTCGCCTCTCAAGTATAGACTCCACTTGCTCATGTTTGAAGAGATCGATATCACTTGGGACATAGTCACCTTCTGTGATCCGGCTCCAAACGTTGACAATCTCTGGATCTGCATCAAATCGGCGCTTTTCAGCAATATCATCTTTTATAAAGATATGTTCCCGAAAGAAGATGTGATCTTTGACTCTAGTTACAACCTTTTCTGTTTCAGAGATGTTAAAGCAAATTCTTGCGATATCAGATATGTCCTGCCTGATCTCATCATAGTGCTTATCGGCATCATCCCAACTATCACTATCGTTTTGGTCAAGAACTTGCCTAGCTTTCTTATTTTTAAGGGTAGATTCTTCCGAAAGGATGGAATCTAAGCTACTTAAATAAGTATTGAAAATGTCTTCATTGATCATTTTGTGATTTCTGAAAGTCCAAGTTCTTCAACCATATAAGCCATGGCAAAAGTGTGATAATCCACAAAGTCTCCAAAGCTCTTGGCACCCATGCCGTAAGGGCGAATTAAGGTATAACAAAACGCTACAGTGTTAAGCTTTACTGAGAGATTGCCTGAGATAATTTGAAAGTTTATTTCATTTATCTTTTTTAAAGTTTCAAACTCGTCTAAGCCATCTTTTAGTTGCAAAGTCACCATGAACATAATGTTGCCGCTTGGCATCATGGCTGCAGTCGATTTAACTCCCTTAACTTTAAATATTAGTGAGTTATCTACTACCTCATCACACTCATACCCATTTGAAGATAAAAAGTCCTTTATGTCGTTCATTGTTGTTGCTTTAGTAATGATATCCATAATTTATCTCAAATTTTCTTTATATGTTTATATCGGCTAATAATTCAATAACTTTAAGAAAAAAGCAATCAGCAGTTTTTAAACTAGCCGCATCTTTGTCTCGATTGCCACGCCCAGCACCTTACAGTTACCGTTCACCGGTACCATAGGCCACTGAGGGTTCAGACCCTTCAGATACTTCTGGCTGCCGTCGATGATGAGCTTCTTAAATGTAGCTTCATTGTCGTCAGTGAGCTTCGCCACGACCAGGCTGCCATTGATCGCTTCACGGCCAGTGTCAAACAGTACGAACGTTCCTGCCGGAATGCTGAGGCCAATAGGCGCAGTCATCGAATCGCCTTCCACCTGCAACCAGAAAGCCTCTCCTTGCGTATGTGCGTCAGATTCAAGCCACATATCGACATCCTTAATCGTATAGGGTTCACAGGCTTCATCCCATGCGCCAGCCTGAACCTTGCTTAAAACGGGGTAGCGAGCAGTTGGCTTATGGTCTCTTGGATTAGAGACATTAGCGTCAACTGTGCTTGCGTAGCGGGAAACATCCTTAGCTAAGGTTGGGCTGATTTCAGAAACAGAGACATGCAGGAGCCGTGCTAACTCGGTCACTACCGGGACGTTGAGTGCTATACGACCATTCATGTAATGGCCGACCGCACCCTGAGAAATTCCCAGAGAGTCAGCGATTGTGTACTGAGTGATTTTTAGTTCTTTCTTCTTCGACTCATACAAAGCCTTCAGGCGCGCAGCGTCTGCAAGCTGTTCTGTCGTCAGTGACTTTTTGTTTTCCATCAAATCATTCTAATACCGCAAGTAATCACAATCAAAATACCCAGGATATTTACTTTAAGGAATACCCGTAGTATTCTTTGTTATGTATTTTCAAGGAGTGAGCCTATGAACCGAATGACACTTGAGGATTACGCCAAAATTCATGGGCAGGCGAAAGCCGCTAAAGATTTTGGCGTTATCCAGTGTGCAATCAGCAAGGCCATTCGGACGGGGCGACAGATTTTTGTGACCGTTCAGTCCGATGGAACCGTTAAGGGTGAGGAGTTAAAGCCTTTCCCGAGCATCAAGAAGTAAGCAACACCGCTCTTTAAAACTCTGACCCCGCTCCCACCGAAATGTCGGAGCAACCTCAAGTGACTTGCTCACCGCAATGTCACGCAATCATTTACCTACATGGAAATTATCAATCATGGAACACGCAAGAAATAGCAAGTTGATCAACGAAGTAGAAACAGAATTACGCAGCCGCCTGACTCACAAAGGCCAGCGCGTTCTGGCTGATGAGGCCGGATGGCATGAATCGAAGGTAAGCCGGTTAAATCTGCGCGATATGGCGACGGTTTTTGTGCTGCTGGAGAAGGTGTGGGAAACGAGCCTGATTGCAGAGGTAGCCCGGCAAGCGGTTGCAGCTGCGATGGGAAAAGAAAAGGCGCCGGACTGCGGGAACAGTTTCAGCGCCTGATGCACGAATCATACTGGATCAACGTACAGGAGTAATTATGAGTTCTTTATTATCGCTTTACAAGGCAAAAGAGAAAAACGGCACGGAAACAACGGTTAAGAAAACGTTTCTGGTACCGCTGGGTGAGCTTTACGTCGAGCCTGGCTACAACGTCCGTGAAATCGACCAGGAGCACGTCGCTGAATTCCGTGACGCATTCATTGCAGGTGAGTTTGTGCCGCCGCTGGCGGTCCAAGTGACAGAGCAGGGCATCAAGATTATCGACGGCCACCACCGGTATTACGGCGCAAAAATGGCGTCTGAAGCTGGACACGAAATACCTCGCCTTGAATGCAAGGACTTCTCTGGTTCCGAAGCCGATCGAATTGCCTTCATGGTTACCAGCTCACAAGGTAAGTCTTTGTCCCCTCTGGAGCGTGCGGCGGCATATCAGCGCCTGCTGAATCAGGGCTGGACGCCTGCTGAGATTGCAAAAAAGGTTAAGCGCTCACCGGCAGATGTGGATCAGCATCTTCAGTTGCTGGAGTGTGGTGAAAGCCTGATCGCAATGGTTAAGGCGGGAGAATTGGCCCCGACCACCGCAGTTGCTTTATCACGCGAGCATGGTCCGAAAGCAGACGCTGTTGCACAGGCACAAATGCAGAAGGCCAAGGCAGCAGGTAAAACCAAACTGACGCGCTCAGCAGCTATCCCTCAGTTCAGCGCAGCCAAAGCGCGTCGCCTGGCTGAATTGCTGGTTGATGCAGAGTTTGACCGTGATGGTGGTTTCGACAGCCTGATCCTCTCTCATGGCACTACCGAAGAAATAAAGCGGATTCTTGCTGATTATCGCTCAGGCATCCCTTCTGGCGGAGGCGGCGATGAATCTTGCGCATGACAACGTATCACCAATCAGGCCCTCCCTCAGGGCCGTGGAGCAACGTGTGGCAGATACAGACGATGGTTACACGCGTCTGGCAAACGAGCTGTACGAAGAGCTGATAGGTGCCAACCTGACCAGAAATCAGGCTAAGGTTGCGCATGCTGTTTGCCGGAAAACATACGGCTTCAACAAAAAGATGGATCGCATTGCTGACAGCCAGATTAGCCAGATTACCCGACTGCCAAGGCAGAAGGTAAACAAGGCAAAAAACGAGTTAATTCAAATGGGTGTATTGGTCCGGGAAGGCATGCTAATCGGTCCGAATAAGAACCTTGCAGAGTGGGACATTCCAGAGTGTCACCAAGATGGTGTCACTGTCACCAAAGCAGTGACAAAAAGTGTCACCAAAACGGTGACAGGGTTGTCACCAAAACAGGGACACACAAAAGACACTATTCAAAAGACAAT